GAACCTGATACAGAAAGTTAAATATAGATTAAATGACTTTACTGTAGAGGTTGCAGAGGTACTAGAGGAGAGAGGAATAGAGGTTGGAAAGTTCCGACCAATCATCCATCATCCCGAACCTCCGAAGCCGTTTGATATTGATACGAATGAGCAAGCACGAAAGGAATGGCGAAAGAAAAAAGCCGTTTTTCATAATAAAAATAAAAATGAATTTCGAGCTAGTTGTAGAACAAGAATGACTATGAACTGTGTCAAGCAGTTCAAAGGAATCGACTACTACGTGCCCATGTCGTTTGATTATCGGGGAAGAGTATATCCCATACCCTCATTCTTAACTTGTCAGGACACTGACTTCGGGAAGAGCCTAGTTAGATTTGCTGACGAGGCACCTATCACTGAAGAAGGTGAGCAATGGCTGAAATTCCAGGTAGCCACTACGTTTGGACTGGATAAAGCTACCATTTGTGAGCGACTGGCTTGGGTAGAAGAAGAGGAGAATATACAAAGAATTATTAGAGTAGCTACTGATCCAATAAATTCAATTGGAGACTGGGAAACTGCTGACGAACCATGGCAATTTTTGGCTGCATGCGAGGAATACTACGCTGTAGTCATTGCCAAATCAAGGACGACCACAGGTCTATGTGTAGCAACTGACGCGACTTGCTCAGGAATACAGATACTTGCTGGATTGTGCCGTGATAAATCAGCAGCATCTTTAGTAAATGTTTTACCTAGTGATAAACCTCAAGATGCCTATCAGGTTATAGCTGATAAATGCAGACATCAGATACCCGAAAGACTACGCCCTCACTGGGATAGGAGTCGGGTGAAAAGAACAATTATGACAATACCCTACAATGCTAAACCTTTTAGCAACAGGCAGTACATAAGAGATTCTTTCAAGGATGTCGGTATCGAGGTCGAGAAGGATGAGCTGACCCAGATGGTCAAAGCTGTCCGAGAAGCCATGGAGCTAGTGCTGCCAGGGCCTATGAGGGCAATGCGATGGATAGAAACTGAAGTTGCAAACGCCATAAGAAAGGGAGCTGAAGAGATATCTTGGACTACCCCATCAGGATTTGAAGTTACCCAGCGATTGATGAAATCTAATCGTAAAACGATAGAGCTGAAGTTACTGGGTCGAGTACAAATCAAGGTAGCTGACGGTGAAGATGGTGTCGACATACGACATCACAGGAACGCCACAGCACCAAACCTGATTCATTCCATGGATGGGAGTCTATTAGCACTCAGTGCCATACAGTTTCATGCACCAATTGCTTTGATACATGATTCCGTTCTATGTAGGGCAACTGATATGACCCATCTCTCCACTCTTGTAAGAAATACATACATGCATCTATTCGCAGAGCATGACTACCTACGTGACTTTGCCCAAGCTATTGGAGCTGAGTCTGAACCACCGATTATTGGAGACCTTGAACCGTCCGAAGTAATTGATTCCACTTATTTTTTCTGTTAATGCCAAGAACAATACACATCACGAAAGATCCTGTAACCCTTGAGGGCTATCAGGCGATATTAAAACCAAGTAAGTTTGGTTACTCCTTGAAGGCTGTTGTCGGTCAGGAAGTAGTCGACGCGCTTGAGACTGAAAGAGCTGACTGTCTTAAATGGGCAGAGTCAAAACTAAAAAATCCTAAAAGATCCACTTGCCGTCCCGAACCATGGGAAGAAGTAGAGAAAGGAAAGTACATAGTTAAGTTTTCATGGGCTGAAGATAAGAAACCACCTGTTGTAGATACTGAAGGCGTTCTCATAAAAGATCTAGATACACCTGTATATGAAGGATCAAAAGTTAAGATTGGATTTCATCAGAAGCCATACATACTTAGAGACGGCGTAACCTATGGCACCTCACTCAAGCTATCTGGAATACAAGTTGTATCCATAATGGCAGGAGCTGGAGTAGACACAGGTGACTTAGATGAAGATGGCGTAGCTGAGTTGTTTGGTAAGACTGCTGGATTTAAGGCAGAAGACCCAAACGTCAGTCCAGACCTGGCACCTAGCTCTGTCGAGGATGATGATTTCTAATGTTCAAATCAGGATTAGAGGAGAAAGTCTCTGATCTCTTATGTGAACTAGGTGTTGATTATGAATATGAAAGCGTAAGTTTGGCATATACAATTCAGCACCTTTATACACCAGATTTCGTACTGCCCAACGGCGTAATACTAGAGACTAAAGGATATTGGAGACCCGAAGATCGACGCAAAATAAAACAAGTAATGCTCGAGAATCCGGATATAGATTTGAGGATCGTGTTTCAAGATCCCTATAAAAAAATTTCAAAGAAATCAAAAACCACCTACGCAAAGTGGTGTACCAGATATGGAATTAAATGGTGCGCCTTTCATGCGATACCCATAGATTGGCTGACATGACAGAAAGCGAATTTATAAGACACGAACCTTGCAGCAACTGTGGATCATCTGACGCTAACAGCATCTACTCAGATGGTCACAGCTTCTGCTTTGCTTGCCAGACTTACGTAGCTGGCGACGACGATATTCACACACATAAAATGCACCCAAATGTTCAATTCAAAGGATCAGCCCAAAGGCTGCAAAAACGACGAATTAGCGAAAAAGTATGCCAATTTTACAAAATATACAGAGACGAGGCATACCTACGATTCCCTTATTACGACAGCTCTGGATGTCTTAAAGGATTCAAAGTAAAGAGTAAACAGAAAGACTTTAAATATGAAGGAGTTTCCACTGATACCTTATTTGGTCAACATCTTTTCCCAAACAGCGGTAAGCGTATCGTCATTACTGAAGGCGAACTGGACGCCGCTAGTTGTTATGAAGCGATGGAGAACTGGCCGATGGTTTCGCTACCACATGGGGCAGCGGCAGCCAAAAAAGACCTTCAGAAACAAATACCTTTACTACAAGGCTATGAGGAAATAGTTCTATTTTTTGATAATGATGATGCAGGACGAAAAGCATGCGAGGAAGCGGCATCGATCCTCCCTCTGGGAAAAGTCAAGATCGCAAGACTCGAACAGTACAAAGATGCATCCGACGCACTGCAAGCGGACGACAAAGATGCTATTAGAAGAGCTATCTGGGATGCTAAGGAATATCAGCCCGACGGCATAGTTGACGGTAAGTCTTTATTAGAAGAAGTAACCACTCCCAGCCCACCTTGTGATCACCGATATCCCTTTCCAGGACTGCAATCTATGACCCATGGCATACGCTATGGAGAACTGACAACGATCACAGCTGGAACTGGTCAAGGCAAATCTACTTTCTGTAGACAGCTGGCAACTGAGTTACTCAACTCGGGAGAGAAAGTCGGGTACATCGCATTGGAGGAATCCAACAGGCGAACAGCTTTAGGACTTATGTCTGTGGCTGTAGGCAAAGCCTTGCACCTTGGCGAACATGATTATTCCACTTTAAAAGATGCCTACGATTCCACTATCGCTAATTGGAACCTTTATCTATACGACCATTTTGGTAGCTTATCTTCGGATACTATCTACAGTCGCATCGAATATATGGCTCTGGGTCTAGATACAAAAGTAGTTTTCCTTGATCACTTATCCATATTATTGTCTGGCATGGACGGGAGTATGGATGAGAGACGCACCATAGATAAAACCATGACTGATTTAAGAAGTCTGGTTGAACGTACAAAAATTAAATTATTTCTAGTTTCTCACTTACGTAGAGCACAAGGAGATAAAGCCATAGAAGATGGCCAGAAAGTCAGCATCGGAATGCTGAGAGGATCAGCAAGTATAAGTCAGTTATCTGATACCGTTGTCGCTTTAGAGCGTGACCAACAAGCAGACACTGACGTCTCAACTCTAAGAGTTCTAAAGAATAGATACTCAGGGGAGACAGGCATAGCTGCATCACTTAAATACGATAAATCTACCTGTAAATTCAATGAAACTACGGAGCCAGTTTTCTGTCCCAGTACAGACTTCTGAAGAAAAGAAAAAACCTAAAAAGAAAAAGAATGTCAGAAAAACAAATGCTGATATTTGATTGCGAAACCGACGGATTATTACATGACTTTTCTACGATACATTGCATCGCCATCTATGACGCCCAAAAGGAAGAAACCTTCGTATTTAATCATCAGGGTGATCAATGCGGACCGATCACGGAAGCTTGTCATTGGTTATCCAGTGCTGATGTTATTGTCGGTCATAATATTATTTCTTTTGATCTACCTGTTCTTCGGAAAAGTTACTCTTGGTTTGAGCCTAGTGGGACTGTTATTGATACTCTTACTCTATCTCGGCTGTACCATCCAAACATGATGGATATAGACAAGAGAAGGAATATACCAAGAATGCCACTACAACTTTATGGAAGACATAGTTTAGAAAGCTATGGCTATCGCCTTGGCGAATATAAAGGAGAGTTTGGTAAGACCACAGATTGGAAAGAATGGTCACAAGAAATGCAAGATTATTGCGTACAAGACGTACAAGTAACAATCAAATTAGTTGAACACTTTAGGAAAAAAGTATGCGAATCCTAGATTTATTTTCTGGGTATGGTGGCTTTTCTTATGGTGCAGAGAAATTAGTTGGAGGATATACAACCACCCAGTTTGTAGAAAAAGACGAATTTTGCCAGAAAATTTTAAAAAAACACTGGCCGAATGTACCAATACATGACGACATAAATACATTTAATGCTAAACCAAACCAATACGAATTACTCACAATTGGCTGGCCGTGCCAGGATATCTCAGTCGCTGGCAATCAAAGAGGAATTAAATCAGGTACTAGATCATCTTTGTTCTATCAAGGAATCAGATTGTTGCGAGAGCTTCAACCTAGATTTGCCTTATTTGAAAATGTCAGAAACCTTATCGGACACGACTCAGGAAAAACCTTTAAAGAAGTCCTCTTCCAAATTGCCAAAAGCGGGTACGATGCGGAATGGCAAGTGTTATCTGTGTCAAAACATGCACGAGGAGTTCA